CAACGACGGCGAGCGGACACGGCGTGAACTCAATGCCACCGGGGCGTTCGTCGCCAAGAATCCGAAAGCCTCGAAGGAAAACGTCGGCTTCCACTGGAACGCGCTGTGCGCGATGAGCTGGGGGCAGCTCGCCGAACTCTACCTGCGGGCCAAGGCATCGGCTCGCAAGGGCGACGTTTCCTTGCTCCAACAGTTCTACCAAAAGCGGCTCGGGCTGCCGTGGCGCGAATATGTCGAAGACTACAAGCTGGAGATCGTCAAATCCGGCTACAAGCGCGGCGAGACCTGGGAGGAAGAAGGCGCGATTGAGCCGAAGAGCGGAAAAATCCTCGCGGCACCGCTGCCAGAGCGCACCGGCCTGATCCCGCTGCGCTTCATCACGGTGGACTGCCAGATGGATCACCTGTTCGTCGTTGTCCGCTCGTGGTCGGCGGAGGGATCTAGCCGCCTCATGTGGAACGAGCGCATCCTGACCTTCACCGATATCGACGTGTTACAGGAACGCTTTGAGGTTCACCCAAGCCTCGTGTTTCTCGATGCCGGCTATGCGACCTACGACGTCTATCGTGAGTGTGCCAAGCGAGGATGGGTCGCGCTCATTGGCGACCGCCGCCCAGTCTATGCGCACAAGGGGCGCGATGGAAAAACCGTTCAACGGTTCTACTCACCCCGCCGCAAGGTGGTGCTTTCGCATCGCCAGCACTGCCACGTCCACTACTGGAGCAACCTCAACATCAAAGACACGCTCGCCCGCCTGCGCCGCAACCAAGATCCCGCCCAAGGACCGACCTGGGAAGTGCCCGACGACATCGACGACGACTACCTTGCGCAGCTCGAAAGCGAGCAGCGGATCAAGGAAAAGGGTCACTGGATGTGGAAGCAGATCGGCTCGCGACCGAATCACTTTTTTGACTGTGAGTCGATGCAGGCGACAGCGGCGACCATGCTCAAGATCGTCGGCCGGGAATCCATTGCTGCCGCCCCGGTTGACACTCCGGACGAGGGTGCATGAAGACCGTCACCATCCTCCGCTTCCTCACGTTCCTTGGTTCTGGCATGTCCACGCTCGCCGCACTGGATCTGGCGGGTATCGCCCAGCTCTTCGATCCGACGATGGCAAAATACCTGCTTGCCGCCGGTCCCGCCGCGCTCGCCGTGAAAGAACTGGTGGTCGTGCTCGGCGACCTGTTTGACGACGGCAAGCCAAACCAGTCCTTCAAGGTTGGACTGTTCTGTTTGGCGATGGGTGTTCTGACCGTCCCGTTTCTCGCCTCATGCGCCACGCCACCTGCTGTCACCGGGGAATTCATCGGCAAGGACGGACGCATCCGGGTTCATCCGGACGGTTGCTTTGAAATCGTCGTCGAACCCCGCACCTCCAAGTAAGCCATGAACACTTTCATCGATTGGTTTGCCGCCCAGAGATTTCGCAACTTCGGTGCGGCTGAGTTCACCAGCTACTTTGCCCGCGAGCGTAAGGGTGCGAAAAACAGCCTGCCTCCACGCCGCATCTGGAAGAACATCGTGCCCGCTCTTCGCATCGTGGACGAACTCCGCGATTCCTTCGGCAAGCCATGCCGGATTCTCAGCTCCTACCGATCGCCCGACTACAACAAGGTGGTCGGTGGCGCATCGTCTAGCCAGCATCTTGAGTTCACTGCTCTCGACATCGCATTCGACGGCATCAGCCCACAGCGCGTCTATGACCGGCTGCTCGAATGGCGCAAGGCCGGCAAGTTCACCGGCGGTCTCGGCATCTACCCATCGTCCGGCTTCGTTCACATCGACACGCGGGGGCGCAATGCCACTTGGAAAGGCAAATAAGTCATGGCACGCGGACTCTTCATCACCGGCTTCACGATTTCCGAGGTGCTCGCCATCCAGTCGCGGGCGAAGGAATTTCTCATCGAGGGCAAAACTCTCATGACCTGGAACGAGGCGGGCAGCTCCGCCACCAAGCAGTTCACCATGCCCATCGATCAGGTGCTTGAGGAGTGCGCCCACGCACTGCGGATTCTCGACCCTGCCAACTACGGTAAACCTCGTAATTGCGCCGCGTCCTTCATCATCGGCCACCTCCCAAAATGATCCGCCTCAAGCACATCGCTCACTTGCTCTTGCCCCCGGTCCTCGTGCCCAAGGCATGGGGCTCACCTTACGAATCGGCAAACTGGTCGCCGCGTCGTGGCACCGTGCCTGGAGCATCACCCACCGATGCACGCAACGAACTCACGCCAGGTGTGCGTGCCGAACTGGTTCGCAAATCCCGCTACATGCACAAGAACAGCGGGTTCGTGCGCGAACTGGTGGCGAACATGGCGATCTACTCGACGGGCGACGGCATCCGTGTCCAAGCACAATCCCCCGACCCCGCATGGAACCGCGCCGCCGAAGCCTACTTCGCGATGTGGTCGTCCCGCTGTGAAGTGACGCGCCGGTTTTCCTTCGAGGAATGCCAAGCACTCGTCTGCCGGGGCATGGACATCGACGGCGAGTATTTCATCCACAAGACCCGCGACTCCCAAGGCGAACCCCGCATCCAGTTGATTGAATCCCACCGCGTTGGCGACAAGTTCGGCTCACAGGAAACCATCGACGGAGTCGGCCTGGATGCGTGGGGCGCACCGGTTTTTTATCGGATGCTGGAGGACGATGGCATCCACAACGATTTGCCTGCCACTTCAATCCTTCACATCCACGAACCGGAATGGGCAGGCGGCGTCCGCTCTCACCCGACGATCCAACACTCGATCAACCACGTGCTCGATGAAATGGAATTGCTGGCTCTCGAAAAACACGCGGTGAAGGACAATGCCGACGTCTCCCGCATCCTCAAAACAGCGCGTGGCGAAATCGACGACAACGGCGACTTCGTGGTCGGTGGGGCGGTCGGCAGTGAAACCAGCGATCCAGTTTCGCTCCAACGCATCGTCGGCGGCAAGTTGATCGCGCTCAAACCCGACGAGTCGCTCGACAGCTTTCAGTCGAATCGACCATCGCCCACCTTCACCGGCTTCCTCGAACATCTCCGGCGTGACTCCGCTCTCGGGATGATCCCATTCGAGTTCGCAGCGGATTCAAGCAAGGTGGGCGGCGCGGGTGTAAGGCTGGTCGTCGCCAAAGCCGACCGTCGCTTCTCGTTCCGCCAAATGATCCTCGAAAGCCGTCTCATCAAACCCGTCTGGGCCTATGTGATCGGCGACGCCATTGCCCGCGGATCTCTACCCCCGATACCGGGGTGGTGGAAAATCAGCACCGTCCCACCGAAGCGGGTCACCGTGGACGCCGGACGTGAAGCCCAGCAAAACCGCTCCGACGTGGAAATGGGCCTCAAAACCCTCTCCGACCACTTTAACGAACAGGGTGCCGACTTCGGCGAGGAAATCGAACGCCGCGCAAGTGATGCCAAGCTGATCATTGATACCGCGGCGAAATACGGCATTCCGGTTGAGATGCTGTGGAAGCCGTCATGACGAAAGAGTCACACAGAATCAGGATTTAAGCCTTGCTTTCGCGTCAGATAGCTAGCAACTGCAAGATTTACAGAAATTCACCCCATCATGAAAGCTAAAAGTCTATCCACCCTCGCGGCCACTGCCGCCCTCATCACCTCCGCTGCAGCATCCGTCACCATCGACTACGTCTCCGTCGGCCATGCCGGAAATGCCGCAGACGGCAACGGCTACGGCGCGGTGGCCTACGCCTACCAGATCGGCAAATACGAGGTCACCAACGCCCAGTATGGCGCGTTCCTCAACGCAGCGGACCCCACGGGTGCAAATGCCACCGGCATCTACAACACCAATATGGGCACCAATGCCCGCGGCGGCATCACCTACACCGCAGGCGCGGCCAGTGGTGCGAAATACACGATCCGCACCAGCATGGGCGACAAGCCGGTGAACTACGTGAGCTGGTATGACGCTGCGCGCTTTGCCAATTGGCTGCACAACGGTCAGGGCTCAGGCAGCACCGAGACCGGAGCTTACACGCTGAGTGGAAATACCGGCTTCGTC